ATTTGTCGTAAAGTATGTATTCAATAAAAGAAACTCTTTCTTTAAAACCTAATTGTCGTAATGCGTATGTATGATATTTATCATCTTTTAAACCGCACATTTGTAACGGACGTTTGAAAACCATTGAAGCGTGGAAGTTTCCTTGTTCTGTGTCAAAATGAATAACGTGTTTATCTTGTCTATTGCCTCTTAATTTTCCACCAAACCCCTGTAACTCATTTTTCATATAAACTGCGCTTAAAAGCGATATAAAGAACGTCTTTTTAGATTTTGGCGGTGCTTGAATAAAACTAAAGTTCCCATAAGTACCTATTGGTATAGGATATGTTTTATAGCCATCTTTTGTTTCGTATTCTTTCTCGCCAAAAGATAATGCAGGAATCGGATATTGTATTTCTTGTTCAGGGTCAATGTAGCAGTCTTCTTCAAGAACTTCCATTAACATTCTATTGATTGTTTCTTGTTCTGTCATTAAAATAGTTTAGTTTGATTGGTATGGTTTACTATTCTTTGTATTGCTTTATCGTAATACTCTTTATCTAATTCACAAGCAGTCAATTCAAATCCGTAATCGTGACAAGCTATTGCTATTGAACCTGAACCTAAATGTGTGTCAAGTATTTTATCTCCTTCGTTAGCGTATTTTGTTAAGCAGTATTCATAAAGTTTTATTGGCTTTTGAGTAGGATGGATTCTAATTTCTTTTTCTTTCATATTTCCCTGAAGCATTCCGTGCCATCTAAACTCTATTTTTCTAACTGCTGTTTTTTGGCTACAGTAAGCAAGTTCGCAATCAGCAAAATCATTTTCTCCATTTACTTTATCCCAAACAATCCAACAACTACTATTTGCATTCGGGATATTTTCAATAAAATGATTTGCTCCCCAAATAACTTGATGTTTAGAAACTCTTTTTAATTCATTAAAATAATCTTGGTTTGGTGCATTATCATCCCAATTTTTATTACCGTAATTTTTAGATTTTCCTAATTTGCTACGGCTTTTATTATCATTTGAACTTTCGCCAATTCCATAAGGCGGGTCTACAATAGCTAAATCAAAATAGTTATCAGGGTAACGTGCCATCAATAACATATTATCTTCATTTGTTATTTCTATATTATCTGTAATTTTCATAATTGCTTAATTTAAAAAGGGTAGCTTTTACACTACCCGATTAATTTAGAAAGGTAAACTATCATCTACCAATGAACTTGCTTGTTGCGTTGCAGTTTCTTTTTTAACTGCTTTAATGTTTCCATCAGTCCAAACAACTGAACCATTTCCAAGATAGTTCTTTTGCTTTTTAGCATCACGTTCTTCTTTAGTTTGGGAATCTGTTAAAGATACATTTTGACCCCATTGGTTAGCATCATCGTTAATGCTTAACGTACAGTTATAATAAACTGCTCCATCTTTACCCATTACAAACTTTTCTTTAGGTAATTTGTCAACTCTAATACTTAAATTGATAATTGCACTCATAATATTTAATTTTACTTTGCCTACCTTTTTTTTCTGTTGTCGGCTATTCAGTTTTTATTTATTTATTCTCCACCCCAATGTTTTGTTCTTATATCGCAAATATTTCTTGGTGCAAATCCAACCCATTCAGAACCATCATAAACAACAGGAAAATATACATATTTATCACCCCAAGCAGTAAAATAAATTCCTTGCGAACTTCCATAACCACTATCAAATTTAACTTCTAATTCTTCTTTTGATAATGTAGTTTTTAAATTATTAAAATCATCGCCTGTTTCTTCAAATGCATCTATTAACATTTCTTTCCAACTTTCCATATTACTTTACTTTTAAAAGTTCGTCTTTTACTTTTTTGGCTAATTTATATTTTTTTTCTATAACATCAATACTTCCGCCACCTTTTAAATACTCAATAGCTTTTGTAAATTCAGGTTGACCTATGTTTAACCATTTTTGTTCTACTTCAGTTGTATTAGTTGCAGCAGGTTTTCCGTGTGTATTAGTTGCATCAGGGTCTTGAGTATCGTCAATTAAAAGTAAATTACCCAATGCGTATTTTTTACCATAAGAAGATGCTGAACCAAATTGCTGTGGAACTTGCATACCTTTCTGTTGTAAATCTACTCCTACTATTGCAGTAGCACTTATTTCATTTAAACCATTGTTATCTTGAATAGTTGCAGTTGATTCTAATAAAGGAACATTTGCACCTTCAACCCCAATAAGAGTTTCATTAATAGTAAAAGATACTCCGTATTTTTCGTTGTAAGGTTTTAACGCTTCTAAAATATCTTCTGCTGAACGAAAGTTATATTTTCCAAAAGAGTTAAACTTTGATTTGTTAGCTTTAAATTCTACTTGAATTTTGCTTAATTTTTCGTGTAATGTTAATTCTTTCATAATTCGTAAGTTTTTTGTTTAATAATTGTTTTGTATTCGTTTGGGCAATCTTCATCACATAATTCAAATATATGTGTTTTAACTTCGTTTAATTTTGTTTCAAGTTCGCAAATACGTTTTTGTAATGCTTCAACTTGGAATCTTTGGTAGTCGATTAAATCTTTCATTGTTTTTGTTTTTAATTATGAAGCAAATTTATAATCTTTTTTTTAATTACAAACTATTTTTTTATTTTTTAACAAAAAATTAACTTTTAGGCAAAAAAAGGGTAGTCGTTAAACTACCCAATTCAAACAATTAGAAACAATTAGAAATATCAAGAAAATTCTTTTAACTTATCTTTGTAGTGTTGTATCATATCTTGCAAATCTGCATCTGTAAACTTAACAGTTTTTTGCGATAATTTATATAATTCTTCAGGAAAGTTATCACCATATTTTAAACAAAGATATTTAGTGTATAAATAAATTTCTCCTGCTCTAAAAACATTACAACCCGAACATTGTACATTACAGTTATGTTCATTCCAACGAGTGCTATAATGTCTACGTGACGCCCAATGACCATTTTGAAGTTTTGACCAATGGTCTTTCTTTCCACAGGTTACACATTGTGCTATATCATTAATAGCATCTTTGCGTCTAATATATATACTGAATATTGTATCTAAATTTTTAACAAGAGTACTTCTTTTTATTTTTTTAGACATATATAAATCTTTGAAGTTTGCTTTTTCTACTAATTCTTGTTGATTCTGTATTTGTTCTAATATTTACTGCATTACATCCTTCATCCAAACTATTATAAAATATTCCTGTATAAGTATCTAAACATATTTTTCTAAAATCGGGTGGGTTGCATTTAGGTTTTTTACCCTTCATTCTTATACTTTGTTTTTTCTTTTGTTCTTCAGTCCATTTCTTGCCTAACCAACCATTATTTCCTTTTTTAAAACTTCCTTTGTTAGGTTTAACCAATCCCTTAGTGCCTGAACACCAAGGTTTTAATCCTAAAGTACCTTCACCACCATCTGTTAAATTAGATAAACTACCTGTTTTATTAATTATTTTTCCATATAAATAAATTAAAAATATTTCTAATTCAATAGCATCTTCATAAGAAATATTATCTAATATTATTTCTACAATATAATCAGTTTTTTTTACAATTCTATTCCAAACTTTATTCCTATACCTACCATCAGCATATGGTCTGTGTTTGTCTTTTGAAATACCTACATAAAATATATTATTATTATCTAATCTTCTATGCCTATAAACTAATGCCATATACAAATGTAAATAATAGTTATTAACAAAATGCTTAATAAGTGAAGTTTTTTTATTCTCGTGCGCACACGCTTATTTTAATATAATAATATATAATAATAATATATATATAATATTTATATAACTCTTAAATATCTTTTAAGAATATAATATATAATTAATAAAATAATAATTAAAAATAATATATAATATTTTACATTATAATTATCTTTTTCAGTATTTTTTTGTTTAATTACTTCTTTAGATTTGATATTTGATACTTTGCTTTCGTTTTTAACAACTCTAATATCTTTTTTATACAAAGTATTATCTTTTTTATTTTCGTGTCTTAAAACGACGTTAAAATACGTTTTGTTATTATATGTAAAAGGCTTTAAATTATCTTTAGCTTCTACTGTAAAAATATTTAATTCGTAATCAAATTTAACTTCTACATTTGAACTATCAGTTGTTACTTTGTTTTCTACAATTTTAGTTTCAACTTCTTTCTCTTGTTTGTTTATAGCTACCTTACGTGAGCCGCAAGATGCTAAAATGATAAAAGTAAGTAAATATATATATTTCATAAAATAGTTCTTTAAATCGCTTTATATTCGTTTTTAGCTTCAAAACTTGGACAAGCCTTTGCAACCCCTTTAAAATCTTTATGCCCTTGAACAATAGCGTTTGGAAATTGTTTTTTAGCTTGTTTAACTAAATATAATAAACTTTCTTTTTGTTTTAAAGTTCTTGTGTCTTTTGGTCTTCCTGATTCATCAATACCACCAATGTAGCTGAAGTGTATAGATTCTGAATTATAACCTTTAACTCCGTTTGTAATTTGTTCAAACTTTGCAAGTTCGTGAATAACACCATTTGCATCAATCAATCTATGATAGCCTACTGTTTTCCATTTTAAAGTATTTTTCCAATAACTTAAAATAGCTTCTTTTTTTGTGTTTGGTTTAGAAGCTGTGCAATGAATTACGATATACTTTATCTCTCTCATAATTAAAATTTTATTTAATTCTTATTATATCTACTTTATCTGCTTTAAAATATCTAAATGTTTTATTTTTAGATGTTACAAATCTACTTTTTAAATCAGCAATATTTTTTATTGCACTTCTTGAAGAATTTGTTTCTTCACTTGCTTTTTTAATTGAATTATATTCTTTTAAAAAATTACCATTTAAATCGTAACTATAAATTTTTTTTGCATTTGGACTATTTTGCATTAATTTATCTATATAAGTACATTTAACTCCTTTGTTCCAAGATTCAAAGTTTAAAGTACCATCACCACCATCAGTAGCATTTAAAAGATTACAACCTAAATCCTTATGTTTTTTTATGTAATATATTTCTTTTTTGTTTGCTTCTTGTAAGGTTTGTATTCCTTCTTCAATACAAACTATTTTTAATAAATCACTATATTTTTGAAAGTAATTTACTTTTTTTGGATTTCTTCTTTTATCTCTTAAATGTGAAGAAAATCTTGTATTTAATTTATTTCTTGTAATTCCAATATATACAATTTCATTAGTATCAACTCTTTCAATTCTATATATTTTATAATTCATTTTAATTAATTTCGTTAATATCTGCTTTTACTTCTTTTGCTCGGTTTAATAAATTCTTTAACATTTTCCAAATATCAACTTTTAACGCTGATTCTATATTTTCTTTAATGCTTACAAGTTCAATGAAAATTAAAAGTATTGCAACTAATTTTGTAAACATAAATTTTATAGTGAAATGTTGTAAAATAAATTCGTTTAATAAAAAATTATCAATTACATATAATAACAAAATAGTAATTTGATACAATAGCATTTTGCTTATAATATTAGATAATGTTTTTGAACGAATAGAACTCCAACCTGTTAATTTAACACTTTTAAAAATACCTGTAAAAGTATCAAGGAATATACCAAAAGCAACTGCAATTAATAAACCCTGAATCGGTGCAAAGAATAATATTAAACCGCTAAAAAAATAATTAAGATACGTTTTCATAACCTGCAAAAGTATGTTTTGGATTATTTACAAGTATTTCAGCTTTACCAAAATTAATTTCGTTTTCGCTCATTACGTCATAATGGTAACCATCAGCATAAACAGGTGCAGTTATTTCTTTAAAATCAGCATCATAAGTTCCGTTTTCTAAAACGATTAATCCTATTTCTACTACTGCCTGAATACCTTGTCCGTAAGATAAACCGTCTTCTGTTTCGATATAAACTCCTTTAGCAATTAAATCAGCTATTGTGGTTTCTTTATCTTTATATTGTAGTTTGTATATGTTCATTATATTGTTGTTAAATTAATACATTCTTCACCTGTTAAAGCTGTTTTCCAATGAGAAACTAAATTTATATCATCTGAAAAATTATCAGTTGCCAAAACAGAATTATCTAAATTTAGTCTATCTAAAGCTGCCGACCAAGAAACAGAGGCATTTGTATTTGTTCCTATTAAAACGCCGTTTACATATAGTTTTAATTCTCCTGCTTTATATGTTGCTGCTAATTTATATCTACCTATTGGCAAAGCACTTGTTGAAACATTATATTGCGTTCCTGCATTAGCACGTATAGTAACCCTTAAAACATTTGTATTTAAAAAAGATAAATTAATAAAATTAGCAGTTCCGTTTGTTAAACTTGTAAAAGTTCTTGTAGGTATTCCTATTCTTTTAATATTAACATCTGCAAAAATACTACCCTCTGTTTGACCAATTAAACTACTTATTCCCGTTTTATTAATTACATCAGCGTTACGTGTTACACTTGCAGAAGTTGTAGGAATATAAGAAGTTGCGTATGAACCTGCTTCGAGTTGTGCTTTTGTACAAGTTCCTGTAATAGTTAAGGTTAAAGTTCCTGCAGTTGGTGTAAAAGTATAAGTTTTTCTTGTTGTCCCTAAACCTACAACTGTAGCTGTATGTGTACCACTTAAAGCAACTGTTCCACTACCATAAAAAGAAAGTGTATAAGATTGAGCTGTAACCGTTACAGATTGTGTTGCTAACGTTTCTGAATTTAAAATTAAATTTGTTCTTTGTCCCTCAACTAAAATACTTGGACAAGTACTATTTGTATAGTCTAAACGTGGCACGTTAGCCGCTACGCTTGAAATCAATCCACTTGCGTTAATCCTTGTTGCAGTCGTTGCTCTTGTTACAGTTAAATCACCGCTTCCATCGGTTGGTTTTATAGCATATAACTTCGATGCTTTTGTTCCGTTTGGAGTTACTACCAAACTTGCACTTTCAAATAAACTCATATTATATATTTTCTATATTATTAATTAAACATTGTTTTGCTTCAAAGGTTCCACTATCTGCAGTAACTCTTGCAATAAAATTTATAACTGCTTCAATTTCGTTTCCTACAATTTCAGTTTCACCACTCCAACTTACAGAATAAGCAGAACCCCAACTTATATCGTTACTAACAGCACCTTGACCCCAATAAATATCATTGTTGTTTGTACCTTGCCCCCAATCTATGTTATTTGCCATATTTACTTAAAAATAGTTCTAATTTCTTTTTGTTTTCTTCTTTAGGCTTATTATAACTGCCTACCTTTTTTCTTGTTTTCTTACAAAACCCAACTCCCAAAGAAGTTATCTGTGTCAGGGTACATATCGCCATTTGAGTTACTATTATATTCAGGAAAATTTTGATTATTAAAACACATAAAATCTATGAATCTTTGCGTGTAGTGTTGAGCAATATCACGTTCTTTCTCAACCAAGTAATCTATTTCGTTTTTTTCTACACTTGTAGAGTTTTCAGCAGTATGTTTAAATACTCCTTTATTAGCTATTGTATAAGCTGCAAAAGGTAAATACTGAACCATTGCAAAATGAATTAACATAGGCTTGATATACTCCGTTAAAAGGTTCTTATATTTAAGATTTCCAATTAAGTTAATATCTCCACTTATAATCAAGGCTTGAAACTTATTGTATAAATCAGTTCCTAAATAGTTTTGGATAGTTATATCTTGTGCTATTTTTATATATTGAATAAAATCATCTACATCTAAATTTCCATTTAGTATTGTAAATCTTTTTACATCGTCTGTACTTATTAATAATGCGTAAGCCATTTTTTAATTGTTTTTAGGTAAAAATCCTTTGTTCGGCATATCTATCGGACGCTGTGAAACCAATTCAGGATTCTTAATTGTATATCCGTATTTTTCAGCAGTACGACCTGCTATTATTCTTGCTCTTGGTGAATTAACATCAATGTTAACTCCTTCAAAACTTGCATAAACTCTTTTATTCCATCTATGGTGACACGCTCCACCGCCTTTGTAAAGCCATATTGAATATGTATCAGCACCACGTGGGCCCCAACCTTTGTTAACAGCTGCTTCAGACATTCTTAAAATATCTTCTTTACGATATATCTTGTCAGCTTCTGTCATTCTTTTGCAAAATAAACGTGTGTTATCAGAATTTTCACCTGCATAAACATAACGAGTTATAAAACGTACTCCGTCAATGTTTTCATCTTGTTCAGATTTTGCGTTTGGTCTTGCAGTTCCTGTACTTACAAAATTATAAATTTTAGACAACAAACTTTGTTTTGGTTCATTGCTTAATAATTCATTTTCAGTATCATCGTTATCATAGTCAACTTCGCTTTCATCAATCAATAACCAATTTTCATTTTCAAGTTCACCTAAGTCAATTAAACTTTGTGCTGTTTCATCATCTAAAGAATTATCAGCAGAACAACAAACCTTGTCAGAAGACATTTTAACACCTGTTTCCTCTTCGTTTGTTTCTGCGTTCATAGTATTTACATCTATAAAATCAAGTGGCTGTATCGTCTTAAAATATAGGTTTAAAGCGATTCCGTTTATAGATAGTATTTCATCAATAGCTTCAATGATTTCTAATTGGTATGGTCTAATAACAATATTATCAAATAAACGTGTAGCAGTTTCAATTTCATCAGCATTGTTTCCTAATCCACCTCCTGTATCTCTAATTCCTAAAAGCATTGGTGAAGTAACCCTATGTCCTACAATTAGTTTCTCAAAACATTCTTTTGCTAAATATTCATAGTGAGCAGGAGCATCGTTTAAAGGAATATCATCAACTGTTGTTTTATTTTCAGCACTTGCATTAAAAGATACAATTACCTTGTCGCCTTTACTACCTGTTAATTTACGTTTAACATCGTTTGCAACTTCTTGTCGTTTCTCTTCAGGTGGTATATTGTTATTAAAGTTAATTACTTTTGTACCGCTAAATCCGTTCATTACATCGTTAATCAAGTAATCAGATATTTCTTGTTCTAACATTGCATAAGGTAAAGCACCCGAATAATCTATCGGAGTGTAATAATGGTAACCTGAAATATAAGGCTTAATAATATATAACTCAACTTCTCTTCCGTTACCAAAACCAAAAGCAGGAATACGTTTTAAAACATCTCCCTTTCTGTAATTTGCCCAATCGTGGTGATAAAACCACGCTTCAATTTCGCCTTTGTCATTACATTTTTCTGCCCTTAAAGTGTGCATTGGAAAATGCTCAACAGATTTTACCTTTCCGTTTAAATAAATAATCTGCATTGCAGCCATTCCGAGAAGTTTACGCTCTAATGCAACTTTACGCAAACAATCTTTTTTAACAATAGAAACCATTTGAGCATACTCGTTAGGCTTTCTATTTGAATCGGTAGCGTCAAGACCTTTACCATAAATCATATTAGAAACACCTGTTATAATAGCGTGGTTTGTATTAGAATATAAAAACCTATCTATTAAGTATTGAAAATAGTTGTTATCTTCTCCGTATTCAACAAAATCTTTATTTTTAGATTCAGTTATTACAGGTGAATTATAAGCATTTAAACTTAAAATGTGTACGTTATTCATAAATTATGTATTCGTTATCAGAAGTTCTTTGAGTGTAAACATTATTGTTTATACTAAATTCTTCAATTATTTGATTTGTGCAAAATATTTTATCTTTATAAACTACATCAGTTCCGTTTAAAATTGTTAAAGTGTAGAATTTATTTTCTATTATCGGAAATACCAAGTTAGTAACTGCGTAATATTTGTCAATCGAAAATACGCAAACAATAGTTTCTTCTGTATTAGTTTCTTCATCTCTTAAAACAATAGCATCAGCTTCTATACCATCAATAGTAGCATATAAGTTTTGAGCAGTATTTAACTCTTTTAGAATTATCATTGTTTTTATTTAAAAATAAACAATCTTTGTTTTTGTATAAATAAAAAAAGGGTAACTTAAAAAGCTACCCAATTTCAGTAAAAAAAAATAAATTTTAATTAAGAACCAAGAACAACTGTAAATCCTGCAGCAGTTAAAGTATCTCCAATAAAGTTAGCAGGAACTTGTTCCATTCCTGTTAAAGTTAAAGTGTAACCTGACAAATCACCAAAAGCACCACCTGTTACGATAGTACCACCTGTAACGTCCATTCCGTGATCTAATCCTGCTAAAAAGAAGTTTCCGTTGTTATCTTCTACGATAACTTGTGGTCTTCCGTAAGCCATTAATTTTAATTCTTTGTGGTCTTTAACAGTTAATTTCTTAAATGTTAATTCCAAAACTTGTTCAAAAAACGTCGTTCCGTTTTCTCTTGAACTGTTTACATTTTGTGTAAATGTAGAAGCACCTTTTAAATCGTATTTATAAGCTGTTGGAGTACCTGAAACTGCATCAATCACGTCTGTGTTTGTTGCATCGTAAGTAACACCTGTCATATCGCCATAATTTACAAAATAAACCGCTTTCAATCCACCTACTGAATCTTTACAAGGTTCGATTCTACCAAATCCTAAATCACAAGCCATTTGTTTATATTTTATATGTTATTAAAAAAAAGGGCGGTGTTTATTGCACCACCCCTTTATAGTTTGTTATTCAATAAATTATGCAGGAGTGTAAAGAACGATGTCAGAACCGATTCCGTATTGTACACCTGCTGTAAATCTCATAACGATTCTTACATTTTGAGAACCATCTAAATCAGCCATATCAATAACTTTCACTTCATTGTGGTCAGCTAATAAACCTGTACCGAAGTATAAGTTAGATTTTTGAGCAGCCATCATATAGTTGTCAGCTAATCCGTTAGCAACAAATATTTTAACTCCGTCAAAAGTTAAACTTCCGTTGTTAAACCATTGTGTTCCCATTGCGTTAGTACCATTAGCACCTAAACCTGATGCAGCAAATCCACCTAAAGCACGAACATAAGCACGAGCAACATTTTGAGATACATAAAGATATAAATCTTCTTGTCCGTATAAAGCAGAAGGGATAGCGTCAATAACAGAACCCATTTCAGCAATTACGTTAGCAGCAGTAACCGCTTCACCAACTACGTCGATAACAGTTGCATCAGCAGTAGCCAAAGTAACTAATCCGTCGAATTGACCTGCAGTTGCGTTAACACCTCTCCAAATAGATACTTCATTATTTTGTGCAGCTTTTGCAGCAACGTGTGCTAATAAGAAATCTTGGAAAGATGGAGGTAATGTATCAAATGCAGAATATCCCATTTGGATAGCTTCCCAATCTGAACGGAAATCTTTCTTACATAAAGATAAATTGATTTGGAATTCTTCAGGTTGAAGGATTCTTTCAGTTAAAGTAACAGTAGAAGTTGCATCAAAATCACAAGTAGCGTTTTTAACTAAATCGTTAGTTGCTAATTTTTTGATAACTTCTTTATACTTTACGTTTGGTTTTACTTCAATACCACCGTTTTCGATAGTAGTTGCAGATAATAAAGCAGCAGAGATATATTTTCCTGCAAACTGACCTGCATAAGTAGTTGTAATAGATGTTGTAGTAGCCATTTTTAATTATTTAAAGTTTGAAATTTTTTCTAATACAGAATCAAAAGTTGTTCTTGTTCTGTTTTGTGAGTAAGTATTTAATTCTCTTTTAGTTGTAGCTTCAGGGTTGTGTGTTAATGGTTCAGCAGATAATTCTACTGCTTCAACTGCAACTTCTGTTTTAGCTAATTTAAGTGCTTCGATTTCTTTTTTCAAAGAATCAATTTCAGCAAAGAACATTTCTTTAGTAACTGATTCAATTACTCTTTTAGGTTCTTTTACTTCGGTCATTTCTTGCTCTACTTCAACTTCTACTTCTGCTTCAGGAGTTTCCTCTTCAACAACAGCTTCTTTGATTTCAGCAATAATACCTTCTTCGGCTACGATTAAAATCATACCATCTTCTAACTTATATTCTCCAACAGGTAAAGCAATTCTATCTTCTTCGTTTACGATGAAAACACTTGCACCTGCTTCAAATACTTCAGCTTCGATAATAGTACCATTCTCTAAAGCCATTTGAGCAAGTTTTACTTCCATTCCCAATAAGGTTTTAATTTGGTTAATTACGTTCGACATTTGATTTTTGTTTTAAAATTAATATTATAAAGTTTTGTTACATTTTTAACAATTAGTTACTAACTCGCACTATTGTTCTTGGCTCGTTAACATTTGTAATTGTTGAATTTGCGTTTTGACCTACTGTTGAACCAATTCCTTGATTTTGTAAATCACCATTACAACATTCTTTACTGTAGGTACTGTCTGCACATAGACAACCTCTGTTTCCGCCCGTTGGGCTTGTTCTGCTTTTAGTTTGTTTGCTCATATTAGTATTTATTGTTTTGTGTTCTTTGAATAAAATATATTACATCGTGTATATGTCCTGAATGACTTGGTTTCATTTTAACGCTTAAACCATTTGTTACTACGTCTGAATCAGCATAGTATTGAAACGTTTTTGCGTAGGTGTGTTCTACATTGTTTCCTTTTGGGAATGTTATAACATCTCTAACTCTATCGTAAGGCGTTCCATTGCCACCTTCAAGATAAATATCAACGTGTCCGTTTGCGTTGCTTATTTGTGCTTTAAATGCTATTGTAATTAAATATACATCGTTATTAAACTCTGCTCTTAATTTATTGCCTGAATAATAATCTATTGCAGAATTTATATTTGTGTCAATTACAAAACCTTTATTATTTGGAACTGTAAAAGCAGTTGTAGTAAAATTAAAAGGTGAAGCACTTGTATATTGCGTATCATCGTATCTTGCCCAACCTAAACCCATATTTCCCGATTGAGGTGGATATACTCTAACTTGTTCGCCATTGAAACCCATAAATAATGCTTCATCGGTTACAAGCATAGCACCTTGTTCGATATTTACATCGTCAACTTCCGATTGATTAGCAGTTTGAACGTGAACTCTAAATGCAGTATTTTTCATTATGCTTTTGTAATTTGTTCTAATTTTCTTTCAGACCAACTTAAGGCAGAATCACCACCCCATAATAAATAGCTTATTGTACCACAAGCTTCAGTATCATTTTCATTATAATATTCTTTTGCTCTGCTTAAATAAGAAAACATACGTTTAATAGTTTCTTCGCTAATTGGTTCTTTGTTTGCTAATTGTTGCGCTCTAACTTTACCAACTTGCGTAGCGCATTTATTTCCGTTTTTTTCGTTTAATTCAATTCCTCTTTTTGCATTGTTACTAACTGCATCAGGATAATCAGTATAAGATTCTAATTCAGTTTTTAAAATGATTTCTTTTATCTTTTCAATTAATTCTTCTTCTTCAGTAAGTACTTTGCTTAATTCTTTTTTCTTTTCTAATTGATCGGCAAAATGTCCTTCTAAACTAAAACCTTTTACCTTGCCTGTTTTAACGTAGTCGTTCCAAATTTCGTCATTGTCAACTTTTATACTTGCCATCCAAGTACCAAGTGGAACGTTTAAATTATACAACGCACTTTTATCTTTAGTTAAATCTTCAACGATCCAAGATTCTACAACTGTTAAACCTTCAATAACTTTAGAATGCTCTAATGTTGAATTGCCTTGATTGCCATTCTTTAAAAACAACTGAGACGCTTTTACGACAGTATCTTTTGAAAAATATATATAGTATTCATCTTCGCCATTACGTCGGTAAATTGGCTTTTCAGGAATTAAAACCGCACCCATTAAAATACGTTTCTCTTTGCTTATTTCAGCAAGTTTAATTTCTTCAGATTTTAACGCTACAAAATCGGATTCAATAGCAGGTGATTCAACTACGCTAATAGCTTCTACACCTTGCATTTCTTCTTTGTCGTCTATAATTAATTCTATTAGATTCATTTGTTTTATTTTAAAAATTAAGTTTTAATTAAATTGTTTTTTTATCCAATACTTGCGTTTCTTACTATGTTTCTATCTAACGCCTGTTGTGTTG